GAAGGAGTCAGCGATGTGATTAGGGACGAAGGCGAATTCATCGAGGAAGAGGATATTGAACGACATGCCTCTGACAGCACTCGCAGATGTAGAAGCTGCCAATATCTTACTGCCATTTTCTAATTCCAAACTACCTTTGTTCCAGGATATTATACCCTGCTGCATCCATTTGGGTAAATTCTCATATGCGGTTTGTAATCTACCTAAGAGTTCCCTTGCAGTAGCAGCCTTATTAGCAAGAATACCAATATTAACACTGTCATTAAAAACAGCATAATGTAAGAGATAGGCAACGACAGTTGTGGACTTACCAGTCTGACGAGGCATCTTACAAATATTGAATCGTTCTGCATGAAAATTATTAATTAATTTCTCTTGGAAATCATAAGGTTCAAAAGGAACCAATCCCTCATCAAGACTTACAATTTTTACATAATTTTTAGCAAAATAAACTGGATCATCCTTACAATTAATAAATTCACGAATATTTTCTTCTGTGAATTCAACAGCAGTATTGGCCTTTTTTAAATTAGGATTACCAAGATAGATATCAGCAGCATTCATAAATTATTTTCCTACATTTAAATATGGTTCACCTGGTTTATAGCGAGCTAAGTCAAAATCCCTTAATTGGGATCCAGGATATACCTTCTGAATAGCGGCTTGCATTTCCTTTCTCTTAGGCTTTTTAATTCGAGGGAAGAATAATTTCAATCCTATCATCTTTCCTTTCCAGGAAAATCCTACATTATAAACATTACCTGTTTGACGAGGAACACTTATAGATTCTGAAAGACTATCCTCGAAAATTTGATCCCCAACTTCTACATTATTCTCAGCAAACCAACCCCTATTGACTTCTAATGCATAAAGGACATCTCCTTCAGCAGATACTCTTTCTAAAGTAAATGGTTCAAGAGGTTTAATACTTTCTACAATACCATCTTCCCTGATAAATGCTATATCTAATGGAATACTAGTATTTTGCATATGGAATGCTGGTCTTCCTACTTCATCAAATATAAAAAACATTCCACTATTATAGTTCAGACTTTCTCTAAACATTAATCCCAATTTACGTTCACCTGAAGTGACTGGAATTTCAATATCAAGAGGTAGATTTAATCTTAGAGGACACTTTTTCATCGAAAAACGCTTTTCTTTTATTTATCTATATCTTCACATTCTGCAAAGTCCATAGCCATCTGTCCCCCTATTTCTCCTCCTTGTTCCATACCGAACATAGTAGCAGCACCAGCGAGCACCCACCCCACATAAGGAATAGAGGCGAGACCAGAACTAGCAACAGAGGCACCGATACTACCCCCCACAATCTTTCCTGTTTGCTCTCCTCCACCTGCCGCCTTGATGCACTCGACTTGGGCGGCACTGAGGTTTCCCGGGTCCCTACCCCCCAGGTGGTTAGACCCATCCATAGTATATTGTTTTGTATATTTACTTTTTGCCCTACCCAATCCCAGAAAGCCAGCAGGACGATCCACGTCCTTTTCTACCTCCATTACTAAAGGATCATTAGCATTATACTTAATTCTATAACCTTCCTTTCCTGCTTCTACTTCATATGATGTAAATTCTCCCACAGGAAGATTTACACTAGGAAAACTCTTACGATTAGCAAGTATCCCAATCATACCAATATGAGATATTCCTACTATAGCACCCATTCCAATAGAAAACCACTTAAGGTAATTAAAAGAAGGTCTACTTCTATAATTTCTTCTACTTTCACGTCGTTCCTTACGATTCATAATTAAATAACAAGGCTTTAATATATATCAGTTTTTCCCCCCACAATACTTTTTAATAACCAAAATAGCACCAACAACTACTACAACTATAGCAGCATTACTCCAAGTAAGTATTGAAGGATCACCTACACTAACAGGTCCTACTTCCAATGCTGGGGGTGCAGAAATGGTCTGCATAACTTCCACGTTAGTTCCTTCAGGAGCATTAACAGTTATTTCTTTTTTCATAATAGATTTAATAATTAATCTTATTTAGAATACACCCATACCCAGACCAAGAGAAACACCAGTAGCATCTATCCATGAAGATCCATTATAAAATTGAACCTTTGAATCTGTACTATTATAAATCATTGCACCCTCTGTAACAGTAAGAGCATCTCTTTGAGTAGTAGTCATTACAGGAGGATAGAAAGGTTGTGCTGTTCCAGTTATTTGTAATCCTGGTGTAAGAATTTTATTAGCACTAGCGTCTAAGGTAATTGCTGTGCCAACATTTACTATATTATTAGTACCATCAATAGTAATAGAATCAGTTCCTACTGTTAATATTCCAGTAACTCGAAGATCTCCACCTACTACTAATTCAGTGGTTGCTCCACCCACTATAGTATTATTAAATGTAGAAACTCCAGTAACATTAATATTATTAGCTGTTAATCCAGCATTAATATCCAACTCAGAACTATAAGTTGAAACACCTGCAACTATTAATTCATCTACATCTAATTGACCATCTATATCAACACCGGCAGTTCCAATGTCAAGACCTGTGGCACTAATAATACCGGTAGAGTTAACCTGATTTATATCTCCAACAAATACAACATCAGAACTAAAAGTAGAAACACCAGCAGTTACAACAAGACCTCCAGTAGTAACTCTAACTCCTTTGCCAGCAGTTACAATACCAATAGAATCAACATTAGTTACATCCTCATAAGTAATAGTTCCTGCAGCCGAAATATTCCCAGTATAATAAGCATCACCTTGAACATATAATGCATAATCAGCTCTTGCAGTTGTTGCAATACCAACATTCTTAGTAGTACTAACTCCTATAGAATTAGAAGCCCAAGTTCCACCAGCTCCAACACTTACAGTAGAAAACTTAAACTTATGTCCAGATGATTGAGAAGTATCAACCTTTAAATACATTCCATCATAAGCACTAATATTAGTAGCAATACCAGCAATATCATCCAAATATTGTAAATCTACTGCTCCACCACCACCAAAAGTTGCTAATTGTTGAGAAACTCTATTAACAAATAATTTATAATGTTGTTGTAAATCTGCTAAGGTAGCAAATTTCTGGTCTAAGGGAGTAAGGGGATCTTTATAAGGTCCAACAGATTGTTCTTCATTGGGAGGTATATTAAGAAGACCTTCTTGAACACTCCTCAACTCTTCAACAATCTTATATAATTCAGAAATATTAAGACTTTTCTCTTCAATTCTTTTATCAATTACAGATAAATCTTTTTTCAAATCCTTAATAGGATTATCATAATATTTTACTTCGGGAAGGTTATCAATTTCTTCTTTTAATCCTTCAAAATAAGTTGTAAGAAGTTTATTCTCATGATGATTTTTCTCTTTAAAAACATCTATTTCTTTCTCAATATTTTGCTTGGTCTCATTAAGCTTACTTAATACATTTTTCTTTAATTTCCTATCATCATCCTTAAATTGATCGTGATGATCCCAAATTCTTATAGCAGCTTCTTTTAATTCCTTATAAATCTTATCTTTAGTATCTACTAAATCTTCATTAAGTTTTTTAATATCTACCTTTGATTCAAATTCTTTAGTTTCAATAGTTTCTGAAAGTTCATTAACTTCCCTGTCTATTCTATTTTTAATAGATTTTATATTATCTCCAACTTTTATAAAATCATCATCAATTACACTAAAAGTCTTTCCAATCCAAGAGAAATCTGGAACTTCATTAACTTGATTAACCCATTTTGGGAAAGTTGGGATTTCATCCCTAATTACCTGAAGTTCTTCTTTTATAGTTTGAAGTTCTTCTTCATAATACTTTGGTTCAGGAAGATTAGTTATTTCCTGTTGAATAAAATCTATCTTATTCTCAATATTCTCTACTTGCTCATCATAATATTTTATCTCTGGTATATCAGCAGCATTTTGATTTATTTCTGTTCGTACTGAATCAATCTGTTCATAAATTGCTTCTATTTCATGTTTAGGTATCTCTGCTCTTACTCGATTTATTTCCTCTTCAAGTGCTTCTAATTCTTTATCATAATATTTAATTTCAGGAATATCTGGAATAGATTCCCTAACATTATTAACCAGACGAACTAATTCTGACCATTCAGGCGCTTTTGCAATATCTGTTACTTCTAGGAAAGCATTTCCTTCTGCATCATCAATAGTTTGATTGTCCTCTTCTATTACTTCAGGACTAGTAAACTCTTGAATTGATGGTAATTCTTCTTCTGTTAAAAAATCACTAATAGATGGCAAATCATCTGAACTGTCAGAATAATCTTCTATTGAAGGTAAGTTTTCGTCATTAATATCTGACATTTCTATAGTATGAGTATCTAAGGTACTTTGGGATTTCTCTCCCCCCTACTATTTAGATGTATTTTGACCTTTCAACAATTTTTGTAAATCTGCTGTAGATCCTACAAATAAAGCATTATTAACTGTAGTTGGTCCCTTAGTTTCTTGTTCTTCATTAACATCTTTCAACTTCTTCTGAAGATCCATCAATTTATCAGTTGCATCAGAAACACTCTTAATCAACTGACCTGCTACTTCATATGCTCTAGGCATTTCACTCTCTTGAGCAAGTTCAAGAATACCATTAATTGCCTCTTGACCTTTTTCTATTATAGAATATAAATTACCCCTTGTATATTCATAATCCTTTTCGATATCGTCTTTAGTTAATCTATCAGGTTTTTGTATACCCACAGATTCTGTTTGTTCAACTATGACATCAGTTACATCATTCATGGATCATTCCCTAAAATACACTTCCATCAAATCCAAAGTCATCACCAACCTCAATAAGATCTGCATCCGCACTAGTGATCTCATATACTTTTGCTCCTAAAACATGCTCTTGAGCAGTAGTATTAAATTGACCCCTCTTGACTGTTAAGTCATTTCCAGAAATCTTATCAATATAAATGTTCTCCTGACCAACGTAGATATTAGTATTAACTGTAAGTGCTTCAGCATTATCTACTGTGATAACAGTTTCAGTCAAATCAACATTCTCAGACAAGAATGTCTTATCATCACCATCATAATCCTTAGTTGCCTTAGGAACAACACTATAAGTAACATCCCTATCATATGCACCAGTTGCTCTGTTACCAGCAATATATCCAATTTGAACCTTCCTAACAACGTCACTAGATACATCAGTAACAGGACCATATAGGTAAGTTTTAGCAGTAAATCTTAAAGTATAAAGAAGTGCCCTTCTAGTATCGAAATTACCTTCATAATCATCTTCCATAGTAACTGAATCAAGATTAACAGCTACATCTTTTTTATCATTTGCATTATCACCAGTCAGAAATTTAATAGGAATTTGATATGCCGGTTGAAAATAAGGAAGAATTTGTTCTATAATTTGTAATGCATCATCATTCAACTTTGTCATTACACTTAATTCAATATTCATATTATATGGAACTGGAAGATATGCTTTCTTTACTTGGGTTCCATCACTAGGATTAGTTACATAGAATTGTTGTGTCTGAGTAGATTTTCTAGTAGGATCATATTGTAAACCATTGAATTCAAATGACATTCTTGGAAGAGTCATCTGAATGGGTTTATTTAAATCTGCTTGCTGCTCTAGTCTGGCAAGAAATTTTTGAGTTGGCCCATAAGCAAGAGGAACTTTGATAACACTTACTGTATTATCATTATTCGTATGCTTGATCTCCAATCCATTGAAAAGAGAACCAAAAGATATAATAACAGATCTAAAAATCTCGTTATAAAAATACTCAAACATCGTCCTATTCTAGGGGGATATAATACTATTTAACAACTTTTTAACTAA